TTCGCACGTGCCATTGTGACAGTCGTAGGCGCGGCGCAGACCCTGACTTACGTCAACATTTTCGGGACGAACTGACATGGAATTTACCATCAGCCTGCGGCAACCGGACGGTTCATATTCGCAGCAGGGCGTGCAATCGTGGCCGGATGTAGCCGCCGCGCAAACGGGTGTCAACGCGCTGGCTTTGCAATATAATTGCCAGGTTGCCGCGTCGTATGCATCTGGACCGGCAGATATCAGTAACTTGTATTCAATCGAGGATTAAATCATGACCCTGTCCGACCTGAAAGATTACGTAGAATCACATATCGCAGCACTCGGTGTTGCCGTAGATAGCGATGTGCATCAGATCCTGACCCGCTTTGTCGAATTCGTTGACAAGAAACAAACCGTGGCCGACGCCGTGGCGCTACTGACTGCAGAGGGCTACACAGTATCCCCGCCGGTCCCTGTTCTAACCGACGTGGTGTCGCAGTAACAGAACCGGGCCACATGGCCCGGTTTTTTCATATCAAGTGCTCATGAATCGCGGTGCCATTCCCAGGCACCCAGGCACCCAGGCCACCGAACAGCAGGCCGGCGAGAATGGCAATTAAAATTTACCTCCTAAAATGTTTAGTAAATTTCATTGACACCATTAGAATCCTTAACGGTCAATTGCTTACCGTTTGAATCATAAGTCCATTCTTTCCAGAAACCATCAGAATTCTTATAGGTCAATAGATTACCATTCGAACCATAAGTCTTTTCTTTCCAATACCCATCAGAATCCTTAAAGGCCAATTGATTACCGTTTGAATCATAAGTGAATCCCACTGGAATATCGTCACGTTTGATCATTTTTGTTTCTCCTTAATCTATATATGGATAAATCCTGGCATTGGCTGGCGCTAACTTGCCTGCATCGCACACTAGGCACGTGTCGCTCTTGCGCATCCATTTTAGTGGGGCCATATCGCTACCCATATCAGTGTCAAGCACAGACAAATTGCCGTGACCAGTGCTACCTCAATGATGATTTTTCTTGCATGAATCCACCTCAAGTTACCCCCTTGATAATCAACAACCCCAATTCTCGCATGCGCCGTAGGGTTCGGATGTTGGCCCGCCGCATGTACCACTCTTTTTCTCCCGGCTGGAAGTGGTGTGGCGCGCGACCGTCGATTACGTCATGGCATGCAGAGCAACCATAGCCTGACGAGAGGTCATCGGCTTTGCGGGCAATGCCGTGCGATTCGTCAGGGAGATGACAGAGCACAGTCGTCGACCAGCCCCCATTGCAGACACCAGCTATCTGGAATGTGCATTGCTCACCTGCAGCGCTGTCGCGGATCGCGGTCGACTTGATCGCAGTGCCCAGGCGCTTACCGGTGCCTCCGGTGTCGCCGGACATGCGGGGCACGATCTTGGACGGCCTGGTGGTTTTAGAACTCATTCGAACCTACCTTCATATTCGATGGCTGGCACTGGCGCGGATCACAGCTGAACCGGACGCCGCACTCACTGCCAAAAGCTTCGATCAGGGTGATCATGTCCTTCTGCTCGGCCGGGGTGAGCTCGCTGACGCAGCCCGGGATCTGCTCGGCAAACTTCTGCACCTTCACCGGTATCGCTTCGCTCATCTGAAACGCCCACCCCGCCAACGACCGTACCGTCGAAAACTGCATGCCATGTCCCCTTTTCTGCCCTGCACACACTCACGCCGCGAACAGCGCGCCTTGAATCTCTTTCACGTCCACGCGGACGCACGGCACGGCGCCGTAACGCTTGCGCACATGGATGTCGCAGGCCTGCACGTCGTCGACCCACACCACGCCGTTGATACCGTCGAAGATGGCCTTGATCACGTTGTCCGCGTCGGGCTTCTTCGTCGGGTAGACCTCGCCGGCCAGGGCCGCGGCCTGTTTCTTCTTCGACCAGCTGGCCGGCACCGCCAGCACCATCAGCATGTCGACGTCGACCGGGCCGGCGATCAGGTCGCGCCCAGCCATGGCCTGCTGCGCGGCCAGCGCCACCACGCCCTCATAGCTGGCGGTTTTATCCGGCGTGTACATGCGGGAGAACTTGCCGCCGCGGCTGCTGACCTTGGGCCGCCCTTTTCCGACCGGCGCACCAGGAACGTTGAACGAGATGGTCGTCATTTCTTTCCCCTGAAAAAATCACGCTCCATGCGGTACAAATTCCACATGGCGCAAACGTAGGCCACCGCCACCACGAATACCGCTACCGCGGTGAATTCTCGGAAACTCATGCGGCGCGCCTTTCAACCTGTCGCGGATCCACGTCAAACCTGACGCCCAACTCAGTCGCCGCATCGGCCTCGACTTGTTGCATGTACTCAGAAAACTCACGTACCTTCAGATCGGTGGTCGACGTGCGTTCTAGCCGTATGCTTCCATCGGGCATGGTAACTTCGATCATTGGAAGAAATTTTTCTGCGTAGTGGATATGCCACGTCTTGGACTCAAAGCGCTTCCCAGCCACCCACGTTTGATCTGCAATGGGTTTAAGTACGGCCTTCCAGTACCTAGCGTTTTGCATGTTGTTGCGCTTCTTGGCATCGTTGGTGACGATGCACCAGAGAGGACTCCCAGAATCAGCCAGGGCCTTGGCATTGAGCTTCAGGAACTGCCACAGGGCGCCGGCGACACTTTCGCTTTTAAGCTCAAACTCGCGGTAGACGGTATCGCTCATGCCGCCACCTGCCCGCGCCCATTTCGCGCCCGGTATTCATCAAGGGCTTTGCGAGCCTTATTCACCACCCCGGCGAGAGTTTCGCCTTCATATCTCGCCATGGCGCGCCTGAAGCTTTCTTCGCCGTCGAAATCGCACTCCTCAGGCTCCAGGGCGTGGTTATTGCATTTCCAGCCCTCTGCGCGAAATACCGTCCATCCGAGCTGCTTCAGATCCTGATCTCGCCAGAAATCCCGCTCCACGTTATGAAATTCCTTGCCGTCGCACTCGATCGCGATCCTCAGGATTGGATTCCCAAAATCGACGACAAACTTTCCAACGGGGAATTGCGGCCACATCGGCAGACCATAAGCGCGGATTTCACACCACATTTCCTTTTCGATCGGCGTCATCACGCGATTCCATTCCGCAATTTCGTAGGGGTCTCCGCGCATCCAGTCGTGCAGTCCTTCGCTCGCCAAGGCGCCATATGCGCGGTAGATGCGACGCACGACGTTCAAGCGGTCACGCCAGTCCGTAGCGTTCTCCACGTCATCGCGTGACGTTCCGGCCAGCTCCTTTTGCAGAATTTCCGCGCGACGTGCGTAATCTTTCGTCCAGTCACTCATGCCGGCTCCCCTTGCGAAATCTTCGCCGCCAGCAATCCCTGGATCTTCCCGAGCGCAACAGCGGCGCGGCGCTTATCCTCGATACTCAGGGCATGACCAGTCAGCAGCTCATGGCGCACCTCAGTCGATTCGCTCGGCAGTAAGGCGATGGCGTGCGCCGCCGGCAGGCGCCCGGCTTGTACAGCCGTTTTGATGGCGCTTTCTCGCCCCGCCCTGTCCGTGCCAGCGGATAACGTCCACTTCGGCGCCAGCCCGGATTCCCGAGCCTCAGCCATGACACGCTCGTAGGTCTCGCGGAATGCCATGCGGGCACCGACCTTGTCGCCAATCTGAATCAACGGCGAGGCGGCGGCGGACGCCAGAGCCATTTCCTCCGACCAGACCACACTGACACGTTCATCAGCCAGGCCGGCGGCAATCATGCCCCACGCCTCTTCAGCGCCTGGCCGCCCATCACAGCACTGCAGACGCTCCAAAACGGCAGCCAGAGACAACCGCCCAGTCAGCTCCTTACGGCAGCGCGTCAGCGCGTGCATCACCGCCGGCAGCGGGTAGGCCAGCAGGTCTTCCGTCATCACCGCCTTGGCGGTCTCCGACATCACGGTTCCCGTCAGCTCTGAAGTCACGGTAATGGCCTCGAGAATCTTCTCGGCGCTCATGCCAAGCCTTTCTGGCGCAAGATTTCCAGCGCCCCGGTGTGGGTTTCAAGATTGGCCTGCGTGGCGTCAGCTTGGCGGGCAGTGGCTTGCGTCACCCGGCGACCGGTCGCCCACTCGGTGTGCAGCTTCTCAGCGTCAGCCAGCAGGCAGTCAGCAGAATGGCCACGACTGACGTAGTATCCGTTCCCGCTCTCGACGTAGAACGCGGCGACTTGCGGGGCATTGGCGCCCAAGCGTTTAACCAGGCTGGCAAGCTGACCATTCACTTTCTGATTTCGAACAGGCGGCACGCCATAGCGAGCCACGTAGGCAGCCTTGTAGGCTTTCCAGGTATCGACGTTCAGTGGATTGGGCTCTGATTTCGACCGAGCCTTGCGGGGATCAGGGGCTGCGTCAGCAGCTACCTGCAACAGTGATGGATCTAACTGATGGTTCAATGACGGATCTTCATTAAAGGAATGTGCAGAATTTGCACTTTCAACTGGAAAATTTTGCACATTCGGGGGTGCAGATTCTGCATGTGCAGAATTTGCATGTGCAGAATTTGCACATTGCGATTTAACCAGCCCACCAACCTCAACATATGAATCAAGCGTGACGATGTAGCGGTTCGACTGTCGGATGTTCCCCCTCTGGCGCCGCTCGATGCGCACAAGGCCATGGTCTTCAAGCCAGTCGATATGACTCACTACCGAGCGGCTGGACATGCTGCCCTTGCGCTTCAGTTCGTCATTCCCAGGCCAGCACTCCCCTTCGTCACTGGCGCGGTCGGCAAGCGCCAAGAGAATCATTTTTTGACCAGTCGGAATATCCAATTCCCAAGCGCGGGACATCAGCTTGATACTCATGCTGCAGCCTTTCTTGCGATCCAGAGACCGGCAACCCACTGGATACCTTTGGGTGTGAACTTGGCTTGGTTGAATGCGTGACCGCCGTCTGATGCCCCTGCCTTCACAACAAATCGACCGGCATCCATATGGCGAGCGTGCGGAGTCAGAACACCCCCGAGGCGGTACATGATGTCGTTGTCGATCAGGAACAGGCGGAATTCAGATTCATTGGCGTTTAGAAGTTTGCAGACTTCACGGAAACCCCTATCGCCAGAGCAAGACACGTAGTGGTCGACAAACTCGACAGCGGGCCGCTGCTGTTCGATTACGGCATGCTGATGCTCGATCTGCTCGGCTTGCTGTGCAGCCAGCATCAGGGCTTGTGAGAAAGTTTGCGGGACAAGGTGGACAGGGGTGGACACTTGCCGCTCAAGTTCCTGCCAGCGGTCAATAATTCGCGCGCGGACTTCGTCGCTATAGCCAGCAACAACAAGATATGAATCGCGCTCGGCAAGGTCGTAAACATCAACAGGGCGACCGCCTGTTGCCTCTTGGCGGGTTTTACGACTTGATCGTAAAAGCCCCTTATTGAACAATCGCTCAATGGTGGCAACGACATCGTTGTGTCGCGCTTCGCACAACTCTGCGATTTCGCGACTGGACATCGTTAGGTTGTTGTTGACTATCAATGATGTGTTTTGCATAATTGCCTCAGTAGGTTTTAAGCCCCGCGAGACCCGGCAAGGTCTATGACCGGGGCTTTTTGCTGCCTGCCGTTCTTGGCAGCCTTGTTTTCACCACGCTGCTCGTTAAAAAGCGCTTCGATTTTTTTCCCGTAGATGTACGAGGTATCGAAGTGCTGCCCGTTGCGCAGTCTGGTTACGGTCGGCTGAGGAATCCCTGTCCGGCGAAAGATTTCGCCATCAGTGAAACCAGCGTCATGTAGGGCGCAAAGCATGTATTTGATCGTATTCATGCGCCGATCTTAATACGCAAACGAATTACATGCAATACGAAAGCGAATTTCTCATGAGCCATACGTTGCCGTATATTCACGGAATGGAACTAAAAGACATCTTGCGGGCGCTGATGGAGACTCGGGCTGTGGGTCAAAATGAGCTGGCCGACATCACCAAAGTGCCTCAGCCGACTATCTTTCGGATACTCAAGGGCGAGAGCAAAGACCCACGGTCGGGGACTCTCAGGCCTTTGGCTGATTACTTCGGCCTATCGGTTGCACAGATGCGCGGGGATGAGCCATTGCCGGAAGACTTAACCAAGTTGGTTGGGTCATCAGTCGTCAGGCCAGTAGTGCCACAAGGTTTGGCAATCCTCTCTTACGAGACAGTGGAAGAGCTGGACCCTGAAAGTTACGTGCTGGTTGACCGATACGATGTGCAGTTGTCGGCTGGCTGCGGGAACATCCAGTGGGCCATCAATCAAAAAGACCCTCTGTCGTTTACATCACACAAACAAATTAAATAATACGATTACGTATTGACTATCTTAATACGTTTCCGTATATTGACCACATCAGCTCAGCAACACCGAGCTACCGATCTTTACCAGGATGAAATCGCCCGACTTACGGGGCGCGAGGGAGCAGGAAGGCAGCAGCAGGCCGGACAGCGACCAACTCGAAAAACTAGAGTAGCCAGGCGGACAGGGCTTTTACAGACTGGACGGCGTAACCGGAATCGCGGTTGTGGGGCTTCTCCCTCGGAGAAAGGGGCCAGACAACTTATTGCACGGAACGTTGATAGCTGACTGGTTTAACACAGTAAGTACAGCCGCGCGACGACGGCCGAGCATAGGCAAGGGTGCGGAAAGAGTGCTGACCTCCGGGAAAGTCCGGCCAAATTCATCCTGTGAGTGTTTGCCCGCCGCGCGCGGGCTCTTTTTTTGGGAGGTCGCATGCGAATCACGCTGATTTGCGACATGACCGACGGGCTGATCGCCTTTCTCAAGGCGTGCGGCTTCTTGGTTAAGTTCAAGGGATGGGACCGCGAGTCCGGTCTGACGATCCACGAAGGAGTGCGGCCATGACTCTACGCCGCCCTGAAATCATCGCCCTGGCGCGGTTTGCGGCGCTGCTGGCCGTGCTCGCGTTTATTTCCAATCTTTGCGGAGGTCTTCTGAAATGAACATCCCGTGCACAGTAGAGCCCGACATCGCCCGCCATCTGGTCGCGGTCGGTAAGGCTGAGCGCAAAGAAGCGCAGAAGTCGTTCCATTTTTTCGATTACCTGAACAAGCTGGATATGCAGGATGCCATGTCCCGCACCGGTGAAACCGGACGGCTGTCGGCCATGGCACTCGGCGCGCTGCATCAGAAAAACGATGTGCTTGCCCGGTCTTACCTGTCCTCGATGCTGGACGCTGCGGCGGAAGATTACGCTGAAACGATGACCCCCAAGAACGATGCGGCAGGGCTGGCGGCATGACCTATCAACACACCAAGGCCAACGCCGAGGGCGCCGCGCAAGCGCAACTGGCGGTCCTCTGCGGTACCGGTCGAGAAGCGATCCCTCATGTCAAGCGAGCCCGCGACAAGCAGCGCGAGCGCACGGTGATCGAAGACATTCTTTTTGAGATTCAGAAGGCCGCTTGATGCGGCCGTTTTTATGCCCGGCAGAGTCTCGGGCAGAAAGGTTTGAGATGGAAACCCAAGTCGTGGAAGCGGCCGAAAGTGCGGCCCTCCAGCAGTACAACGGGCCGGAGACATCAACATCGGCACTGGTGCTGAACGAAGACAGCTTTAACAGCATGATGCGCGTAGCCGAGGTGATGTCCACTGGCAAGTCAACCATCCCGACGCACCTCCGGAGCAATCCGGGTGATTGCATGGCGGTGATCATGCAGGCCATGCAGTGGAAGATGAACCCGTTTGCCGTGGCGCAGAAAACCCATGTGGTGAATGGTGCCCTCGGGTACGAGGCCCAGCTGGTTAATGCGGTGATTCAGTCGTCCGGCTTCATTGACGGGCGGTTCTTCTATGAATACCAGGGTGAAGGTCAGGCCGTTCAGTGCCGTGTCGGAGCCGTGATTCGCGGTGAAAAGGAAGTCACCTGGGGTGAATGGCTGAGCGCGGCGACGGTGACCACGAAAAATTCGCCTTTGTGGAAAACCAACCCCAAACAGCAGCTTGGTTACCTGCAGGTAAAAAACTGGTCTCGCCTCTACTGCCCCGGCGCGATATTGGGCGTCTACACCCCGGAGGAGTTGATTGAAAGCGCTCCACGAGAGCGAGACGTCACACCGAAGACCGCCACCGGCTACGCAGAGAAGGCGAAGCCGTCCGGAGAGCAGACACCGGAAGCCATTGGCTTTATCGCACGGCTTGAGGCAATCGCCAACACCGGCAACATGGAAGCATTGACGCAAGAGTTTGGCGCAATAGGTAAGCCCGGTCGCGTGGCGGTTGGGGTTGATGAATGGGCGCGTATCCGCGCCATCTGCGAGCAGCATGCCCCCATCGAAGGTGAGTCCACCGAGGAGCAGCCAGCATGACCATCGAACAGCGCTCCGAGGAATGGCACCGTCAGCGCGCAGGCAAGATCACCGCCAGCCGCTTCGAGGACGCCATCAGCATGAAACTGGTCGGGCGAGAGCCGAACAAGGTCCTCGTCCCTACTGATACCCGTAGCACCTATATGCGAGAAATCGTCGCGGCCATTCTGTCCGGCGAACCGAAGGCCGAAATCAACAGTTACAGCCTGCAATGGGGTAAGGATACTGAGCCCTATGCGCGCCAGGCCTACGAAATCGAAACGGGGCATGTCGTTACCGAGGCCGAATTTATCCTGCATCCGGTTCACGATTTTATCGGCTGCTCGCCGGATGGCTTGGTCGGGGCTGATGGCGGCATTGAAATGAAATGTCCGAAAGACCCCGGCGTCCACATCAAGACACTGGCCGAAGGTATGCCGGAAGAGCATGCCGGCCAGGTGCAGGGCTGCATGTTTGTCACCGGGCGCAAGTGGTGGGATTTTGTTTCCTATGACCCGCGCACGGACGAGCCGTATCGGCTGTACATCCAGCGCATTGAGCGTGACGAGCTGTATATCCAACGGCTGGAATCCGGTCTCTGGAAATTCTGGCAGGACGTTCAGTCATACCTCGAATTAATCAAACGAAAAGTTGCTTAATCAAACGGCCCCGCTTCGGCGGGGTTTTTCATGGAGAAACCCATGGGACAACCCGAACAAACCGGCCTCGCCACCGTCGAGCCGGCCGAGATCGCCTCGCGCGATCTACTGACCATCGACCCGGTAACCTACGTCACCGCCGTCTATGCCGGCCATCACACGGCGCTGGCGCAGGCGATTGCTGCCATTCCGGCAGAGATCGACGCCGCCACCCCGGCAGGCTACAAACTGGCGACGACCCATCGCGCGACGTTCAAGGGTATTCGCACCGGCGCCAACGCCACGCGCCAGCAGCGCAAAGCCCCTATCCTCGAAATCGGCAAGCTGATCGACTCGCACTATAAGGCGCTGGAAGCCGAAGTCACCCCGTACGAAGCCCAGTTCGACGCCCTCATCAAAGACGAAGATGCGCGTAAAGAGGCCATCAAAGCCGAGAAAGCGCGCATCGAAGCCGAGCGCATCGACGCCATTAAATTCCGAATCGACGCATTCGGACTGGTGGCGCT